GCAGCATGAGGTGCATGGCTTTGACATAATCTGCGGCATGCCCCCAGTCTCTGCGTGCGTCAAGATTGCCCAGGGTGATGGTATCCTCAAGGCCCAGGGCGATGCGGGCCACTCCGTCAGTGATTTTGCGAGTCACGAACTCTCGCCCGCGCAAGGGGCTTTCGTGATTGAACAGGATGCCGGAACAGGCAAACAGTCCATAGCTCTCACGATAGTTTCGAGTGATCCAGTGCGCGTACAGTTTGCTGACTCCGTAAGGACTGCGCGGATGGAACGGTGTGAGCTCGTTCTGCTGATCATGGCCCGTGGCATTGCCGAACATCTCGGAGGTGCTGGCCTGGTAAAATCTGGTATCCGGGCTGTGTTGCCTGATGGCATTGAGACAGTTCAAAGGACCCAGCGCATTGACTTCGGTGGTGAGCTTGCTGAGATCCCAGCTGGCCCCCACGAAACTCTGGGCGGCTATGTTGTAGAATTCATCCGGGCGGATGTTGCGCATGAGCTGGTTCAGCATGGCATCATCCAGCAGGTCTCCAACCACCAACTCGATGTCTGTGTCTATGTTCAGGAACTTGAGATTATCTAGATTGGGATTGCTGTAGCGTCGTACCAGGCCAAACACACGGTATCCCGATTCTACTAGATGTCGCGCAAGATAAGGGCCATCTTGTCCGGTCACTCCGGTGACCACTGCGGTACGCACTCGTTTCATCGGTATCGGCTGCCTATCTCTTCTGAATCTATGTTGTCTCCACCGTAGAGATGTTGGATGGGGATTTCAAATGCTGAGTCTCGAGTTTTACGGAACACCGCTGCTACCATGGGATCACTTTCCCACGAATCCAAGGCCAGTTTGCCGCGGTAGCCCTTGTTCCGGCCAAGATTATTGACATCCAGTCGGTGGAGATACTGGGCATCGCTAGAGGCTATCCACAATTCTCGCAACTCATAGGCATTCTGGTTGGCCAGGCAGGGAAATAAGTTGGGGTTGTAGTTGAAGAATCCGTGATCTACCCAACGATAGAATGGCAGCACATGTATCATGAATCCGTTCACCTTACACAAGTCGTGTGCGTTTTTAAACACCATGTACTGGTTGAACACATGCTCGCCTGTGCCGTTGTTGGTCACGAGATCAAACTGATCATGGAACGAGTAGGTTTGGGGTATGTCTACGTTGAGATCCATGGCCACGGCATCTCGTTCGGTATTGACATCGATGGCCAGATAACTGGCAAAGCCCAGGCTGAGATACCAGTCTTTGGTAGAAGCCAGCTCTCGAGGCGGTCGGATACCCAATTCCGCGTAGATTTCGGCACGAGCCTTGCTGTTTTTGAGTGTCTGATTGCCCAGTTCCAGCACAGTGGGTCGTTTATCGGCGAGTAGTTCTCCGGCTACTGAACCCACGGCCTTGGTTATTAGATTGCTGAATCCCATTGGTTTTCCTTTGGGATATTTATCTACACAGTTTTTGGCCTTTGATATCTAGACCTGGATGTCTTCCATGCCTGCTGTGCGCAAACGAACAATATGGCCGCTCATCCAGGATTTCGAGTCGAGACCTTTCATTATGCCTAACCAGCGGTTACGAAGCAAGGCCACTTCGTTGATGATGGTCTCGAAATCGATTACTTCGTCTTCACCGTCCACGTATTTTTCCGCATCTCTTGACGTGAGCGCCCGAGCGTAGTTTTCCATGTATTTTTGGAAATGCCGCCGGCGGATCTTTCTCAACTGTATGTTGAGATAGTTCAGGATGGCCTCAATCTCTTGCAGTTGATTGAAACGATGTTCGGTAATACCAGGCAGGTCTTTGATGTTTCGTTCTACCAGTCCACCGATCCTGCATTCTTGCTTGGCTTCTTCCAGTTCTCGCTCATAGTGAGCGATGAAATCTGGAATAGCACCCAAGTCTGCGGCAACTCTACTGTACCACATATTTTTTATATTTCTCTAACCAAGGAAAAGTTTGCTGCCAACTTGAGCCTCTGCGACGATCTTGTTCGTCAAGAAAAGTAAACATTTTTGTGATTTCTGTCGTATCTACAGCAGTCTTAGAATAGTGATTGGCTATACCTCGCATGTATTCTACGGCGAGTCGATCTTCATCTGTCGCGATCGGCATGACCGAGATTATCATTTGAAAATCTTCTGCAAATTCATCTGGTCCTAGTATATTGGGATGTAGATAACTAGGGCCCGGCGATACAACACTAAAATGATGATGCACCTTGAGTTTTTCGCTCCATGCGTTCATCCTTTCGATCAGTTCTGGTAGTGTTTTAATTGTTAGTACTGAAATAGTATTGTTGATACTTAGGTACAACCATGGATTTGATAAAAGATAATCAAAATTCTTTTCCCATTGCGCCAGATTGAGTCCGTGTCTCACGTATTCTTGTTCGATACCCCAGCAATCCAAACTGATTGTCATGTCGATCCGACCAACTTTTCCTGTTTGCCAGAGTCGTTTGAGAGATTGCACTAACGTTGTCACCCTTTCAATATCAGCAGACAAATTAGTAATGATATTCAATTCACAGTTCGGATTCGGAGATCTATCGATCATGTCTAATAATCGTGGGATTTCCTTTAAGTACAAGGGCTCGCCTCCTAAGATATGGAATCTTTTTAATTTAGGAAATCCTTTAGGAAACCATGACCAAAAACTGGGCAATAAATCATTACTTTGTACATCGTAATGTTTCAACATCACTCCATTTTTTTTGAACAAACCGAACTTTGCATATTCGGCATTGATTCTAGAACTGAGCTCAGGCGTGCAGTAAAGGCAACCTAGATTGCAGGTGTTTTTAAAAAAAACTTCTACTACGGTTGGTTGAACCATGATGGCTTGCGGATCTGCATCTAGTTCTTCTGGATACAGATCCGGAATATCAATTTGACGCAATCTATCACTGATTCCTCCTGCTTGTTCTATATCTTTGCAATAATTACAGCTCGATTCCGGCCAAACTCCTTGCAGCATGCGTTTTCGGTCCGATAACACAATGTCAGTGTTATGAAAGTCAGCAAAATTGTCGGGCGTAAGATCCGTTTCAGCGGTACGATGACAGGTGCGAGCATAGCCTCCTTCGAGAAACAATGCTGTCCAGCTCCATTTCAGCTGGCAGGCGGTGTCTGTTCTAATAGGAAAAACTCTTTTATTGTTCCTCATCATCATCATCGTCATCAGATATATCGTCGGAATCGTCGATATAACTGTTTAAGGTTGCTCGTACATCCAAATCAGACCTGAATGCCGCACGTATCTCCGCTACATCGTAATCGTTATCAATCAGTATTGCAACCAAAATATCTGCCGCTTCCACTCGGTCCGATGGACTCATGAAACGTCGAAATTCTGTCCATAGATCATAAATCAAATCAACTGACATTATTTTTCTCCTCGGGATCTAAGTCGGAAGTACTTACCTCAGGATTGGATTTTTGGAAGTCTGCCATCACACGATCCAAGCATCCATCTTCGTTGGCTTCCCAGGCCTTGCGGAACTGCTTGATGATCTCGCCATCCGCAGTGGTGAAAGCCAGACGGTTGCCATCCTTCTTAAGGAGTCCTTTCTTTTCAGCCAGATCCACCAGGCCCGAGTAAGGACTCATGCCAGTGCTGTAAGGGATCTTGACTTGTACGCCTTCGAAAGGCTTGGCATAACGAGTTTTCATGACCTTGCAGGCCGAACGGATGCCCATGACGTCCGAGATCTTGTTGCCGTCCTCGTCCTCTTTGAGTTTGAGTTTCTTCATGGCCACCACGATTGAACTGGCATAGATGAACCCTTGTCCGCCCGAAATCTTGTCATCAGGATCAAACATGTCTTGGCTGGCGTAGGTGTGATTGGTACAAACCATGCCCACACCATAGGCACCAAACATGTTTACACAGTTGCGTACCAGAGCCGTGAGGCTCTTGGCCTTGCGACCTAGGTCACCTTTCATGTCACCGGCTTCAAACTGGTTCACATCAGTAGGTGTCAGCAGCATGCCCACTGAATCTATCACGAACAAGACCTTGGGCCGCTCGCCATCTGGCAGGCTCTTGTAGTCCGACATGAAGGTGGAGATGGTCTTGGCCACATCATCTACCATGGCCATGCTCAGTTTCAATAGTTTGCTTTCATCTGTGGACACGCCTAGAGCATGCAGCCAGGTCTCATCCAAGGCGTTTTCTGTATCGATCAACACAACGAAGATGCCCTGTTCCTGGGCATGTTTCACAATGTTGCCTGAGCAGATATAGCTCTTGCCTGCACCAGATTCGCCAGCAAAAACTGTGACTTTGCCTAGTGGGATACCTCGGTTGAAATCTCCCGAGATCAAATAGTTAAGGGCGTAGTTGCCGGTGGAGATCCAATCTGTGGGATCATTGAACCCGATAGAGAGTCCATCAATTGATTTTGTGATTTCTTTGCGGAACTTCGTGACATCAAACGGCCTCATTTTGATCTCCCATTTTCACCATATTTTTCTCTGCGTTTTGCCCATCCTTGGGCTGCTTTTTGTCGATATATTTCTTTTTGCCATTCAGGCATAGGTCCTTTTGGCTTTCGCATTTTTTGTGTAGATTCATCTGTGTGTTTCCAACCTTTCCATACCTTTGGAAAGAAAAGAACGCGGGGAGATCGTCCCCGCGTGTTGATCATTACTGCTTGTTCTGCCTTGCTCGGATCATGGCCAGGATGTCTTGTGCATTCTGACCACCGGCCGCAGGTTTTGCTACCGGTGCGGTGGCAACCGGAGCATCATCCTCATCAAACGAACTCACAGCAGGCGCTGCTTTTGCTACAGGGGTGACCGACACCGGTGCTGCCTCCTCATCTACAACGGGCCCCGATGAAGATGCTGCAGGAGCAGCAACACCGGCTGGACGGAAGTACTGACCCCAGCGTTCCATGTCAAAACTTTGTCCATCCACCGAAGCTTCAAACATCTCTTTCATGACCTTGAGCTCCACTTCGGTGGGCCGTTTGGGCAAGAACTCCGACAGGGTAAACAGGCCATGCTGGGCCAAGGCTGCTTGTTCCTGTTCGGTCAAGGCTGTTTCCTTGCGGCTCCATTTCGAAGTGTTGTAGTCAGCATACCCACCCTTGGAAGTTTTGGTGATGCGGAAGTCCAAGCCACGCATGAGGTCGGTGGGCAGTTCTTCCAGTTCTGGATCCATTAGGGCGGACTTGATCAGGGTGAAGATCTGTGGACCGATGATGAAACGCCGGATGGGATTTTCTGGTGTGCGATCTTCCGTGAGTGGATTCTCGCGCACAAAGCCCTGCATGATGTAGCTGCGCTTCTTCCAGTACTTGCGACCCATGTCCTCCAGGCTCTTGTCCTTGAACCAGGTACGCACTTCGGCCAGGATAGGACAAGCGTCGCCCCACATCTCCACGCATGGCACGTTGACCTGGGTGTGTTTGGAGTCTGCTTCGCCCTTGATGCCAGCAAACGGCAGTTTGATCATGGCGCGCTCCACCCAGAAAAAGGTGTTTTTGCTGTCGCCATCAGGCAAGAAACGCACTGTTGCTGAGTGCCCTTCTTCCATGTTCCAGTGTGGGTAGATTGCGTTGTCGCCGCCAGTTTGATTGTTGCCGCCTTTGTTCGACTCTGCGGCTTGGAGTCGAGCGCGGATTTCTGCTAAAGATGCCATAATATGA